TATATGTTGTATTCTTTACTGTTGATATAGATTGGTACGCTGCTGCATCATTTAAGTTTAGTCTACCGTTACCACTACTGGTATAAGATGGAGAACCATCCCCTGTAGTCCATCCAGTTATGTTAGATGTAAACTCTCCGTTTGTTACTAACTCTTTTGGTACAAGTCTAAATGTATCCCAATCCATTTTTCTATATGCAAGATCACCACTTTGAGGTGAAGCTGAAGATGGTAGGGCATATGTTCTTTGTCCAGTAGTTGTAATTTGTTTTGTAGATTTGTACAGATCAGGTATTTCTGATAGAGAGTTATATACTTCATGCATAGCTTTTACTACAAATTTTTTCACAGATGTTTGTATTCCTCTGCTACTAGAAAAGTTAGAGGATGTTAATTCTGCCTCGTTTAATTCGTTTAGTACGTTGTTTACTAATGTTAAATATGTTGTTGCCATTAGTTTATCCCCATTGTTTTCTTGCTTTTAGTTTTGCTTTTTTAGATAATTCACCGTAATGAAATAATTTTATAGAACTTTTAGTATGCGTTTTACCAGAGTGTAATGTTCCGTCAGACATTTTATGCATGCCACCCCTATGAACTTTACCTTGTTTAGTATAATGATTTACACCTTTCATTTAACAATTCCACTTTCGTAATGATTTATTAATTCTTGAATTAGGATCTCTTTTTTTCTTAGCACCTGTTAATTTCTTTTTCATTCCACTCATTCTTGCACAGAAACTCTTTCTTCTGTTAGCTGCTTTTGATCCTTTTTTTAATTTGGATGGCTTGGTCGTCACAGCTGTTTTTAACTTTGATCCGGGGTTAGCTTTTCTATAGGAAGCTACTCCTCTTTTATTTAATCCACCGGATTTAGACTTACCTTCTTTTCTTTGCCAAGCTGGAGTTTTAGCCACGTTTTGTTTTCCTTTTACTTTTTTTTCTAAAAGTTGCTACATTTGTTGGTTTACCACCTACACCTTGTGCTTTTGATCTTTTTCTCTTTACTGCAGATGCTTTTTGTGATGTTGTCATTTTTTTTGCTTTTGCTAATGGGACACATTTTGGATATTTACGTTTAGATCCCTTGCTACGGCCACAAGGTTGATACTTACCTTTTTTCTTCGGTGCTCCTATATCTACCCATTTTTCATCTATCCATTTACGTAAACTCATGCACGTTTTCTTTTTCTTTTAGTAGTTTTTTTTGAAGATTTTGGTTTAATTCTACCTGAACAAACTCCAGAAGCATACATATTAGCATAGGCACTTGGATATACTTTAAATTTTCTTTTAGCAGCTGATTTACCTTTTGCACATAGTTTAGCCATTAGTTATCCAATTTTTTTAATATTAAATTTAATGTTTGTGTAATGGATTTTAAACGAATCTCCATTTCTTCTATTTTTTTGTCTGCATCAGTTTTAGGCTTATACACCTTTTGTGTAGATCTTAAATCTATTGTTGTCATAAATTTGCCTTTATTTAAATTGAGGGAGAGGAATAGCCCCTCCCCCAAAGTTATTTAGTACTAACTTGCAGTATCGTGCTGAGAGTCAGTATTTGTGTCAGTTTCATTTACTCCTGAAACATCACACATAACAGCCCACACTCTGATTTTACCAGCAGATGAATCTGCACCACCGATAAGTATGTCTAAAGTATCTGCAGATGCTGCTACGTGTCTAGCAGTTGCAGTCAATGTACCATAGCCTGTTGCGTTAGTGTCACCGTCAACATAAATGTCAACGTCTCCACCTGTAATACCTAAATCCATAGTAGCAGAACTAGAAAGTGCAGTTATTACTTCTATTCCAGCTTCCATGATTAAAGTCTCTGCAGGTATGTCTAATACTTGTAGAACATCTCCATTATCAGGGCCAGTATCACCTCTGATTGCGGATAAATCAATTGTGTTCTCAACTAAATAAGGTACCCTTCCATTAGAAGGATGACCTGTTGTGCCACCGGCACCGGTTACATTTAATGTACCCATTTTATATAATCCCTTCTAAATTATGAGTTTAAGTCTACGACACCAGTGAATACGCCTTTGTATCCATCACCGGAGCCACGAAGTACCTTACGACCAAATACGTGAAGACCACGAACTATGTCAGAGAAACTATCTGGATCACGTATTACTTCTGTTTTAGCAATATGTGAAGCAGTAGCCACTGCAGACATATGTCCAAACAACACATCAGCTTCACCTGATGTTGATGATGGTCCAAATGTATTTGCTGCTGCAGTTCCTGCAGATCCAACAACCATAACATTAGTCTGATACAGAGTAAAACCATGTATCTTTCTGTCTGTTACTTGGCCGTTGAATAAGTTAGATGGACCACCTGTTACAGATGCATCCATTACTTTTGAGTCAGCCTGTCTTAGTATTTCAAAGAACTGAGGGCTGGCACAAAGCCAACGGTTTTCACCCGGAACGTCATTGTCATCTAGTACACGAGCTGCTGTACTAATGTAGTTTGCTATTTCGTTACCTGTGTTACCAGATATAGCAGAACCTGCAGCTCCTAAAGCAGTTGCATCTGTTGCAGCTCCATCATTAATTGCAGTTAGTACGTTGTAGTCGTAAGATTTCTTCAGAGCATAAGCACCTGAAGATGTTGCAAGAGCCTCAAAGTTTACATGTGATTGTCTTTCTTCTATGTCGTCAACTTTAAATGCAAAATAATTGCCTTGATCAACTGTTAATTGAATCTGATCATCAGCAAGTGTTTGTGTATTTATTGTTTGTCCACGACCATAAGAAGCCACAGTAACTGTTGGTTCTTTTAGAATGTTTACAGTATCACCAAAATTCTCAATTTCTCCGGTGTAATCGGTATTTGTAATAGCTTCAGCAACCGATGCTCTACGGAAATATTTAAGAACTTTTTGACTGTAAATAGCTGGTGCCCAATTACCTGAAGGTAAATTCTGATAACCGGCTGCCGATCCCATTGTAGCCATATTTATTGTTCCTTAAAGTTACGCTGATTGATCAACTCTGCCTTCTCTCATGGCAGCGTCAATATCAGCTTCATATTTCTCAAAGTCCCAAGGTTTCATAGATTGTATTTCAGACATCTTCCAAACTTTTTTATTTCCAGAGTTTACACTCGTAGGATTTGTTTTAGTTTTTAGTACTGCCTGAGCTGCATCTAATTTACGATTTGAGACGGCTTTATTGTTATTTGACGAAACACCCACATCAGCTTTGTATAAATCAACAGTGCGAATTGCCCATTTTGGATCAGTATTGTTTTTACGAATACCATCCGCTATGCTGGCAGGTTGTTCCTCAAGCCATGCTAAAAATTCAGGAGTAGCCTTGATTTCATTAAAATCAGGGTGGGCTGAAGTTAGCTGCTTGTATGCTGACTGTACAATCAACTTCTGTTCTTTTTCTGTAAGCTCGTTAATTTTAGCTTTAAGATCAGCAGTTTTTTGGTCAGCCATTTCGTGAGAGATAGTTTCAACAACTTGATATACGTCTGGATACTTTTCTCTAAATTGATCTAGTTCTTCCTTAGTTTTAGGAGGAGCATAGACCTGTTCTTTTTGTACCTTTTCAGCTACATTAGCTTGGGCAGCTAGAGTTTCTTTTTCTTGCTTCCATTCATTTAGTTGCTGATCGTAGTACTTCTTTAGATCGTCATACCTTTTCTTATAATCATGTTCTCGTTTTTCAGTAGGTATCTCTTCGCTGTTAGGAACAGCACTTGCATTATTTGCATCCATAAAACCTTCAGGTTCTTGTTGGGTAGCCTCTACGGTGCCAACTTCTTCTTGTTTTTCTGGATCGTCTTTATATACATCGTCTTTATAAGCACCTCTAAACATAGATTCTCTACCATCATCCTTTATTGCAGAGTCGGGCTTATTTGTAGTCTTCAGTTCTTTCGCCATTTTTGTTTCCTTCATGTGGGGCCTTCTTTAGGGTAGCCACTTCGGTTGTTTTATGTAGGGGCCGTTGAAGAAACGGGTAGCCTACGCTATATTTAACCCGGAGGTTAAAACTCTATGTAAGACCAGCCATTTGGTCTTGTAATACTGGTGGAGTAGGTTGTTGTGGTGGAACCTCTTCTTGTTGGGCTATTTTTTCTTCTGTTTCTTCTTTTCCACGATTATTAATTTTTTCTAATTTATCATATCCTATTACTCTTGCAATTACATCAGGAATAACCACTTCACCATTTGAAACTAATATTTTTTCTGCACTAACAGGGCTTTGTTTAGTATTTAAACTTACACCATTTTCTTTAAGGTATTCTACTGCCTCTTTTATCATATTATAAATATCTTTTAATCCAGCGTGTTCTACAGCTGCAGCATTTATTACAAACCCATCACTTTCCATAGGCACATCATCAGCTACGCCAGATTCATCTGCTCCGGGTGCATCTACCATTCCTACAGGACCAGCTGCAACTTGGCCCGGACCTTCTGCTTTTTGTTGTTGAACTGCTTTTTCTGCAGTGTCTCCTCCAATAGCCATCATTTCAGGTGCATTTTGAGGCATTTCCCTCTCTACAGACCTAGAAGGCACCTCCTGTTGCATTTGACCTTCTTGGGGTACTACCCTAGCCGGAGCTTCCTTAGATGGCATTCCTTGGGAAGTTATGGGACTCATTTTTTGTTCATCTTCTGGAAATTGTCCAGTTTGGGCTTTATATAACAAACTACTAGCTTCTTCAACCATCGGCATTATTTCGTTTAATCTACCTTGTTCTTCTGGTGTTAAATTCTTTTGAATTAAAGCTGCTATATTTTCTCTATCTACAGCAGGATTACCTTCTGTTAAAAACTCTTGGTCTAGTTCTTCAAAATTAAGCATCTTCTATTAATCCTGTTACATATTTAGCTCGTCTAGCTGTTTGTTTTGCCCACCGAGAATCTCTTGCTTCTACAGCAGCTTCTTTAAAACGATCTTCTTGTATCAAAGCTAAAGTTTTTTTAAATTTAAGAACACCGGTCATACCTAACTGAAATCTCATGTGCATCAATGCCAGCTGTATTTTTGCTGGTTTAGTTCTCCACCAAGATAGGCTGTTATCTAAACTTGCAGAACATTCGTCTATGTCGTTGTGTAGTAAATAAATGGCTTCGTCTTTTGTAATCTTGCCACCCTTTTCTGGATCAATCAATCTACCTACACCGATTGTGGCGTAACCTTCGCTGTCTGTATATTGGTGAAGTACCAGTCCTTCGTGATCAATCAACGAGTCTACTAGTTCAGATTTACGAAAAGTATCTACTATTGTCATTTTTTACCTAACATTTTAGTTGCCCAACGAATACCAAGTGATGCGGATATTGCACCGATAAATGTATAGCTGTACCATTCTGGTGCATTGGATACGTATTCCCACCCAAGCATAACATACTCTTGTGTCCACGGTAGAAATGATCCGATAAACGGCATGGTTATTACTAGTAAAGCAAATTCATCTTTGTAGCTGTACTGTTGTTGTTTCAATGCTTCTATGTCATAATTTATTTCTGAATCAGCTGTCTTTTCAATGCGTCTTATTTCTGCATCCACTTTTGCTTCTGCTATTTTTGCTTTTGATTTAACTTTAGCTGTGCGTTCTTCCATGTATGATTTTACAGGTGCACTAACTAAACTTACTATTGGTCCTAAAAAACTTAACATTGTTTTTCCTTTAATTATTATATGGTATACGATCCCGTAAGATTTTTATGTAACATTTCAAATAATGTAGCTGGTCGTTCTCCATAAGAAACTATATTTTGTGTATGGCGACCATAATAATCTAATGGACTATTTGGGTCTGGTCTTCCAGTATCTGTTCTTGTTGATACTGTAGTAAATTCTCCAGATAATGGAACATTTATTCCTGCACCTACAGGATCTACTAGTCCACCATTTTTATAAGCCATATCTTGATACCTCTTATTAAAATCTTCCATTTTTGCTTTATAATCTTCTTGGCTAGTAATTGGTTGTCCGTTATACGTTGGAGTTCCTGTAACCATTCCCTGTGTTTCAAGTATTGCACGAATCATTGTACTAGGATCGGAATATCCAGTTTCTCCAGTGCTATCGTATCTTTCTAACCTAGGGTTTTCTTGAAGAAATTTTCCCCAACGATTACCATTAAATTGTAATCCAAAGTCTTTTACATATTGATTTACATAGTCAGCTATACTTGCCCCTACAGCTTGTCCTGTTTCTCTCCTATAGGCATTGTAACCATATCCTCTTGTAGTCATTAACTTATTAGAACTTGCTTTTAAATCAACACCACCAAATGGTTGTTTAGGTCTACTTCCTCCAAAAAGGCTGCTTAATGCAAATTTTGCTGCGTGTAAAATAGCCACTGGCACAGCTGTTGCAGGGTTAATAAGTGTCATAAGGGATAGT